GTTTTCAATTGCAATTGAACTTTTAGTTTTTATATTCATAGGCATATCTTTTTTATCTAGTTTTTTAAATAAAATTAGATAACCATCTTTTCTTACAATAAAACGCTTATATTTCCCTAATATCCAATCATTAGGAAAATGTTTCTGTACGCATTGCATTATCTTAGAGTTTAGAAGATTTGCTTCAAGGCATCTATTTCTTGCTTCAACTGGAGTTTGAACAATTTCTGTATTATAAAGTTCAACAGCCTCAGAATGCGATTGAAATAATAATGGAAGTATTTTACTCATATCATGTTTACATTCAGATGAAGAGTTTATAATTCTTCTTTTTCCTAAACTAAATTTTTCTGCTGCAATTCTCATATTTTATCAGTTTTATTATTTATAATCAAAACACTTCTCATAATCTTAGAATAATTTTTTTATCCTTGCTGCAAATATATATAATTCTATTGGAAAATTGTATTTTTTGCTATATAAATTTCGATAAAAATTGTATTTTGAGAAATTTCCCAGACTCATCACGATCCAGAGCAGCCCAATTTATAAATTTAAAGTCTTATGATGAAGCTTATCTGTTGCGCCAATGTTTTCGTACCACCAACGTGACAACAAGCAAAACGGTTACACAAACACAGGCAAAACCTATTTGTTTAAGCAGCGTGGATTCTTTTTTCTCCTTTACCCCTTCAGTCTTGGTTTCCTCATGTTTGGTGGAAGTGGTTTCCTTGTCAGCTTTCACCTCCGTACTGTCTTCGGTTGCAGTTTCCTTCTTTTTATTCTTGCTGAAATCACCTTCCACATGTCCGTCAGCCAGTAACGGAGGTTCCCCGGTCAGGCGGTCAGGTGGTTTTCTTGTATCATAGATACGGAAATCAATCACATAGCTGCCATTAGTGGTTATCAACTCTCTTAAAGAAGTTGTAGAACCATGTACAATGTTGACCGATTCACGTGTACTATCCTTCAGTACAATCTCTGTGTCAGATTTGACAGCCTTATGCGAGCTGCCACATGATAGCAGCAGGAACAGACAACACATAAAGGAAACCGGCAATATATGCCGGCTTACCAAGTTCATAACCCTAACCAACATAAGAGATATCATTTATACGGTTCATCCACCCTCTCTTGAATTTGTTGTTCGCAGGGCGTTTCCGACATATATCCTCAATAAAGTCGAACCGGGCAATCTTAATCATGTCGAACAACTCACGCGGGTTCTTGGCATTTACCGAAGCAATGGTCTTGGGACCTACAATGCCATCCTCCGTAACACCAAGCAGGCGTTGAGGAATCTTAATGCCATGAACACCGGATGCCCACACCCAGTCCACAAGAATATTTGCTACAGACTGATTTTGTATCAAATCAGCCTTCCATCTGTCCCAGTACATGGTTTTCAAGATTTCCGTCCATTCCTCTTTCGTGAGATTTTTCAATCTTTCAACTGTAGGCTTGGAATATCCTTTCTTTCGGCAATATGCCTCATAGGTTCCGATAGTCACACCCATATTGGTAGCCCCTCCCAAATCGTCAGGGTCATTTACAAAACCGCCTTCCCACTTTAGGATAAACGGTGCAAGTTTTCTTACGTCAGCCATTCTTCTTTTCCTCCTTATCTTTAATTAATGTAGCTCTGCGTGGTGGAATACGACGACCACATTCGCTGTCAGGCCTGTCACAACGGTTGTGCTCGGCATCTTTCAATTGTAGTTCCAGCTCATGACACTTATGAATCCATGTCAGCTTATCAGACTGTTCGTTACGAAGTTCAACGTATAACGCATCAATCTTGGCGTCACGCTGGGCGATACGTTCTTCCAGCCAATCAACCTGTTTACGCTCGTTCTCATCCTCCATTGAATCGGCGGACGCATCCTCCTTCCGCGCGTTCGTCTTGCGGTTTACCCAAAACGTGACACCCCAGCGGACAGCCTCCAATCCCCCGAAAGCCCCGATTATAGCCAACCAGTCATTTAATTCCATTCCGTCTATTGTTTATCTGATATAAATACACACTTCAAAGATTTTCCTACAGATTGAACCATCGTTACCAAAGCATCGAAATCCATTATCAGGACATGGCAATAAAAAAGAGCCTGTAACGGAAATTAATCCGCTACAAGCTCTTGGTTTTATACATCTGCAAAGATAAAAAATCACATTTGTGTTTCAAACCTTTTCTCTAAAAAAACAGCAAAAACAGGTATATAGT